GTCTCGTTGCGATTGTCGCAGCGTCCGCTCAGATTATCCAGCAGCCGGAAATCACGCAGCAACACCTTATCGTCGGCATTTCAGAGATTGTAGGAATTGTCGCAATGGTGGTCAGTGGAGTATTCGTGCAGGGTAATCTGGATAAAATCGAGAAAACAAATGGGACGACATAAGACGGTAATTACACCAGCTCAGATGAAAAAAGCTGAAGGATACGCTCTTGATGGATGTCAGAACTGCACCATTGAGGGTTTAATGGATTGGCCGGCTGATTTTATCAACAAAAGACCTGATATTTCTAAAAAATTGACCAAAAAAAGGCAAGAACGCAAATTAAAGATACTCAGGGGGCAAAATAAACGTTCCTCTGAGGGTTCTGACACTATGTTGATTTGGCAGGGCAAGAACGTTTTAGATCAAACAGATAAACAGGAGCTAGATCACAGGGGCCAAATAACGGTGAATATAGTCAATTTTAGCGATGGAGTGCCAAGTGATGGTTGCGATCAATCTCCCGTATAGATTTACACCGAGAGATTATCAAGTACCGCTGTACCAGGCGATGGATAACGGTATTCTACGTGCTGTTGTCGTTTGGCATCGAAGGTCCGGCAAAGATTTGTCATGCCTGAATTATCTCATCAAGCGCATGTTGCAGCGTGTTGGCCAGTATTACTACTATTTTCCAACGATGTCCCAGGGCCGAAAAATTCTTTGGGAAGGTATTGATAAGGGGGGGATGCGATTTCTCGATCATTTTCCGGATCAGCTTATCGACGGCAAGCCTAATCAACAAGAGATGCGTATCAAGCTCGTTAATGGGAGCCTATTCCAAGTTGTCGGCACGGATCGTCTCGAAATGGTCGGGCCTAATCCAGTTGGGGCTGTGTTTTCGGAGTTTTCCCTCCAAAATCCAAGGGGATGGGCCTATGCAAGGCCGATATTAACGGAAAATGGTGGATGGGCGATCTTCAATTTTACGCCACGCGGGCGCAATCACGCATACAAATTATACCGGATGGCGAGTGATAATCCGCAATGGTTTTGCGAGAGATTGACCGTCGATGATACCACCGCCGTTAAATCGGAGGCTATCCAAGCAGACCGGGACTCCGGGATGTCCGAGGGTCTAATCCAGCAAGAGTACTATTGCTCGTTTGATTACGGGATGATCGGATCATACTACGCGGAGGTACTCAACAGTATTGAGCAAGTTGGACATTTTGCACAATCGCTATATAACAGGGATGTTGAGACTCACATTGTGATGGACCCAGGCTACACTACGGCTATTTGGCTGTTTCAGTCATTTGGCCCGGAGGTATCTGTTTTGCGATATCACGAGGATCAGGGTTTGGGGATTGACACCTATTGTCATATGTTCCGAGAGTGGGAAAAAGATCACGGGCTTATCTGGGGCAAGGTCTATGTGCCTGCGGATATGGACAGCAACGCTCATAAGGTTACGCGAGGCGAGACGGCTCTGGATATTGTGAAGGACGAAGGGTTTGATGTAGTTCCTCTACCGAGAGAGACTAACGTGGTCAAAGAGGGTATACCGCGTACTCAGCGGTTTCTTAACCGCTGTTGGTTTAATTACGAAACGTGTGAGCATGGGATCGACCGACTCCGGCAGTATCATGAGCGTCAAAATGAGGGAGCGAGCACGGAGGATCACTACGTTACAACGGGCCAGCCTGAAAAGGACGGCAACGATCATGCCGCTGATGCGATGCGGTACATGAGCATGGCCTTCGAACAGGATCTGGTCAGGGCGTCGAGCTATCCCTCGGACCATACAGGTAGCATCAAGCCAAAGCACGAGCGGCACAACAAACTATGCTATCCGGGAGCGACGGACGACCTATCGGATATGTTCGCCCCGGAGACGCAGGGAGTTTATACGGGATGAATGATCTCTACATCATAGCCGGTGCGATCATTGCAGCGATGTTCGTAGGGGCGGGTCTGGTACGTTACGGGATCGGTCTGGGCCAAAAGTTGACGATTGCGGCTCAAAACGATCTCCCGATAGATAAGCAAATTCCAACGCTTTTACAAGATCATACGGGAGGCTCAGATAATGAGTAAGCATAAGACTAATCTTCTTTTGGTCGTTATGGCGTCTATTGCTGTTCTTACCGCCGGTCTATGGACAGACACGAATCGGTCCCCCTGGATGCCGCTACGAACGGCGGTGACGGTGGATAATACAGCCCTGGACGGCACAACGGCGAGTTACACGTTTGCCTTCAGCGACAAACCGAGTACTGCAAAGGAAATCGAGACTCAGTGGAACGGAATCGACGTGTACTTCTACGGCACGGACGCAGCCAACGAGACGTGCAACTACAAGATTTACGTGTGGAAAGCCAATGGCCCGGCCTGTCTATGGTGCTCCGGTGTCTTTGCGCTCGGAGCGGCTGTCACTGGAGGTACAACGACGTACTACGCTGATACGATCACTGTGACTAATGTGCATGGTAACGCGGGGGTTAAGGATGGCTCAGGGAATGATCGTATCGCCGTGCTCCGACTTGGTGATATGCGAGGATATCGCTATATTTTCTGCGAGATCGACATACCGGCCAGCACGCAGGTGGCGTCTGCGTCGGCGGAGATGACGGGGTACTAAGGTGAGCCAAAAAGCCAACGACAAAATACTGGACCGGGCTAAGGAGCTTGAGGACTTCGGTATGGAAGTCACTCGGCAGTGGTATGATATCTGGTCGGAGTCGATGCGATACGTATTCAGCGACCACGATAACCTTGCCAGCAAGCACGATGACTGGGAGTACATTGTTGTTAATTATACCTGGCCGACGATGATCCAAGAAACGGCCAAATTAGCAAAAAATCATCCGAAGATATTAGCCGATCCGACGGGCGATGAGGACGCGGAGGCCGCCGAGGTCTGGCAGGGGGCTACTCAGTGGCAGTGGCAAGAAGGTCTGAGAATGCGGCTACATCAGTTGGCCGCGATCTTTTGCGGAAAGATATTCGGCTATCGCGTGTCGAAGTTCTACTGGAATCCAAAGCCGCGCCATGGCTGGGATAAAACACAGAAGATATGGAACGGAGACGTCGAGCATCGATTGTGGAATCCGGTCTTTTTCTGGGCCGACGGCGAGGAATCAGTCGAGGAAGGTAATTGCGGTACGGTTCGATGGGTCCGTCTGGAATGGGCCAAATGGATGTGGCCGGGCCATGATAAGGAATTCGATGATGTGGCTGTGACAGCCAAAGACGCAAAAGAGGCGGCCTTCGGTGACGTCAAATTCAAGTCCTGGATGTCGGGCGGTTCGATGGTTCAGTCTGATGCTGATGACGTGACGAACCTGCCATTGGCCAACCGCCTTCTCAATATGATTAACGGGTGCAACCAGTTTTCGACGGAATCCACTCAAAAAATGGTGCGGGTCGGTAATACGTACATGCTGGACGAAAAGACGACGCATCGCAAGGATTACGAGCCGATTACGGTTGATGAGTTGTTAGAGTCCGGAACTGTTTACGTGGGGATGGATCAGCAGTTATTCGACGTCCAAACAAATCTGCCCTACAATCCCCCGGAGTGGCCGACGCGATTGATCCGTGAATATGACGAGCCGGACTATCCAGACGGTCGAATGGTTCTTTCCGCCGGGGAAGGCGATAAGCGGTTCCTTCTCAATCCGAAAGAGGACGACCAAGTCTATCCGTACAGCCGTTGGCCATTTGTAGTCACTCCTCACTATATTCTGCCGTTCATGTGGCAGGGCGTCAATGCTGTGACGATGTACAAGACGCAACAGGACATGATTAACCTGTCTGTGACGCACATGTTCAACAACCTGAAACAGTTCGGCGATCCCCGGATAGCAATCGAAGATGGAGCGATTGCCATCAATCCGAAGACCAAGCAGCCTTGGACGATCAAGTCCGGGGCCGGGGCTTTGATACGGTTGCTCAAGGGAGGACTTGGAAGGTACAAAGTGGAGCCCCCACTACCCTTATCACCCGCCGCTATACAGTTCTATCAAATTCAGGCCCAGGAGTTCAAAAACCTTAGTGGGCTGCAGCCCATCGCTCAAGGCCAGCAGTTGAAGTCCGGCACAACCGCGACGGAGGCCCAGACGCTGGCCATATCCGCGAATGACCGTATCTTCCTTCAAGGGGTGTATGAAGATGAATGGGTAAAGGGCTGTGCGTATCTCATCGCCGAGATTATGCAGTTGCACTATGATGAGGGTCGCTACATCAAGATCATCGGAGAAGATACGCTGAATGGAGTCAAGCAGATTACGTCCGGCTTAAAGAACGCTCGCTACGATATCAGCGTCGTACCGGGGATGACCTTGCCGTTTGACGAGGAAAAGCGAATTGCCAAGCTCAAAATGGCCTACGAGCTTTTAATGCAACCGACTGCAAACCCGATGCTGCCGGAAATGCTTCGGGCATTAGATGTCCCGAACTGGAAGAAAATTCTTGACGAATACCCTGTCTGGCAGGATTATCAAGCGTTGCTTCGTCTCGTTGAAGGCGTCAAGTCCGGACAGGTTGATCCAAACCAGGCCATGACGATGATTGTCAATCGCCTCATGCAACTACAAGGCGGTGAAATATTGAAAGGAATGACACAAAATGCCGAAAGTCAAAACAAACAAAATTCAGCCGGAAAGCAAAGTTGACCTGTTTGCCTGGGCGAAGGAAACGCCGATACAACATTCAGAAGACGTCGTTCGAATCCGCCAGGTCCTTGAGAATCTCGGTTTCACCGTGACGTTGCATGAGTGTCATGCCCTATGGTCTGCGTATTCAAAGACACAGGAAGGTAAGCCGGAGTGGATGGAGCTTCCATTGACCTTTGGTGCTCTTCGAAGTAAGTTGGTCAATAACGTCTTGCCGGAGATAACGGGAGTGATAGCAAAGTGATTGTTTTGTACGGAGTGAACAATGCCACTCACTAAAAAAGGGAATAAGATCATGTCGGCCATGAAAAAGGAATATGGCGATAAGAAAGGAGAGCAGGTGTTTTACGCATCACAGAACAAAGGAACGATTACCGGAACGCACAAAAAGCGAAAGAAAAAGCATTACTGGGACGAAAATCTAAAATGATTATGAGAGTCCGAACACCCCAGGATGCACGTGAATACAATCGGCTCACGGAAGCCCAACGGCAGGCAGAGCAGGCGATCCAGGACCGTGAGGATTACGAGTTTGCTTCGAAGAAAGCCCGTCAATACATGAAAGGTCTGTTCGATGGTGTGATCTCCGTCCGATGCCGTCATTGTCATGAGAAGATATCTTTCAGGAAAGGTAAGTTTGAATGTCAGCAATGCCAATGCTATCATAACCGCATCGAGTACGAAGATGACTATGAGGATAAGATTATCAAAACGGTGATCGATGTGAATAAGCGAACGTTCACGCTTCAACAGTTAAGGTACGATGAGTTATGACCGAACATCAACAGACATTTTTGAATAATGTCGGCAAGGAAATTGCTGTAGCGTTCAAAGAGGTATATGGATATGTGCAGTTTAATATCCAGGGCGGCCACTACGTCAATGCCAACGTGAATATGACCACAAAACCTAAGAAAGGGAATGAGTCACAACAGAATAACTGAATAGCGTCACAGAGCCGATTGCAAACAGCAAAGCCCTGTTTTCCCACGCGGGAAGGCGGGGTTTTTTTGTTTGCCCGAAGCGACCGACAGGATACGTGCCAATAGGTTAGCCGGCCGGCTGATAAATGCTGGAAACAGACAAGTGCTGAAAATGAAAGGACAAACGTCATGGCAACGGAAGGACAGGAATTGGAAACGTTGGAAAAGATTCACGGAGATGCTGATTTGTCGGAGTTCGAAAACCTGGACGATGACGATGACAGCCAGATCGGAGGAGCAAAGAGCGAAGAATTCGTTGATGTTGAAGAAATGGACAAAGGCAAAAAAGAGCCTGAGAAAAAGTCTGATTCTTTGTCAAAAACGACGGAGCTTAAAAATCCCGACGACTGGGACAAGCATCGCCAAGAGCTTAACCAGACCGAAGCGAACTTTCGCAAGACTCAGGAAAAGCTCGAATCCGCCGAAGCACGACTGGCGCGGCAAGATGAGACGATCAAGTCGATGCAAGACAAACTCGACGCCTATACGAAGGCTAACGAGATTGATTTAGATGAGATTGATCCTCAGTACGTCGATCCGTCGGTCATTAAAGTATTGAAGGCGATGCAGGCCAAGCTGGATTTGGCCGAGCAACGCTCTAAAACGCTTGAGGAATCCAGGGATCAAATTAAAGAGGACCTTCGCAAGCAATCAGAAACCAATCGGCGTGAACAATCCTCGCAGGAGATCATTACTGATATTGAGCAGGAATATCCAGCTAGGTATCGTAATGCCGCGATTGCCGAAGCCAACAGGATTTGTACCGAACGGGGATATCCCCCGTCAGACCGGTACGAATCGGCGAAGCTCCTTCGATCCTGCTACAAGAAACTCGCTGACGCGGACTCCAATGGCTCTAAAACAAAAACGACACCGAAAACACCCACAGTTCCAACGGATACGGGGCGTGGCGGTGGAACGAACGTCGTTGCGGAAGACAACAAGCCCATGACGCTGAAAGAACGCGCCAACTATTGGCGACAAAGACTTAAATCAAAATAGGAGTGTAAAATATGGCAAGTCCAAATTTGAGCACGATAACGAGGGACCTGGTGAATCGGTCGATTCACGAGCAGGTCTTTCGTCGCTTGGCGTTTCTGGACGAGCTTAAGAAACGCACCCAGGTTATTACGTCCGGCGGAAAGACGATTACGAGTATCGCCGACTACGCCGAGATGGACGATCTGGCCCAGGCTTATACCGTCGATGAGCAGTTGACCGACGGCGAAAAGACCATGCTGACCAAGCCGTACTGGAACTGGAAGCTCGTACAAATCCCCATCAAGTACGACGGCATGGTGGAAATCGAAAACATTAACGCCGGCAAAGAAGAGCAATTGGTCGATCTGGCGGAATACCTTGCAAAAAAGGCCACGCGCGGGATCAAGATCAAGCTCGAAAAGATGCTGGCCAACGGGGGAACGGAAACCTACGACGCCGATTATGCCGATGGCGGGAAAAACTTTAACTCCATCGTTCACGGGTTACTGCACGAGGATACGGCAACGACGGGCACGTACGGTAATATCGCCAGGGACGTGAGCGCCGGTCTTCGCAACTGGTGGCAGGGAGCCGATCCGGTCGGTTTAGTTCAAACGGTGGCCGAAGGAACGTCGTGGACCTCGTATCAAAATACGGCCTACGACTTAAACATGGCCAATCTGAGAAAGTGGCTGATTAAGGTTCAGCACGGCATTCAGGCCAAGAAAGACCTGATGATCGTCACGTGCCCGACACTTTACGCCAAGTTCAAGGCCGAATTGATGTCGTATATGATGTATGACGGGGCCAAAGATACGGCGGATGTCGGATTCAATAAGATGTATTTTGAGGGCCACCAGTTTGTAGACTGGGATTATCTTGAAACGTCTTCGACCATGCAAAACTGGGTTTTACTCCTGAATATGGCTACGTGGGAGATGCACTTCAACAAGGCCAGAAACTTCAAGATGACGCCCTTCAAATGGTGCGGTGAGCTGCCGGGCGGTAAGGACTATTACCTTGCCCGTATTCTGCTCGCTGGAAACTGCTTTACCAACCAACCGAATGCGAATATGTACCTTCGCAATATCACGTAAGAAAGGAGGTGATCCCACATGGCAAATTCAACGATAGACCACAGTAAGATCATATTGATCGACCGATGGCCGGGTGTGCCCGTCGAGCAGGAATCCGTACCTCCTGATGGATTTACTGGTGCAGGTCATCACAATGTAGCAACGCCGGTATATCCCGTTGGGATGAAGATTCAAGTCTGGGATGAAACCGCCCACGGCTATGCGACGCTTATTTACCTGCAAAACATCCAGGGAACCGTCGGGGCCGTCGCGGTGATGAATCCCGTAGCATTGGATACATCCGAACAGGCAACCGCAGCGACAACCAGCACGTATTACAAGGTCTGCTCCGATGGCGGTGAAGTCCTCCTGGACGGTCCGATAGCGATTGCCCTTAGTGCCATGACCGACGCCTATTACGGATGGTTCTGGTGTGGCGGGGTCTGTCCAGTCTCTCACGTTGCGGCGATGGATACGACGCTTGTAACGGATGGCTCTCTGACGGCAGGAAACCCATTTGGCGTGGCTGACTCGACGGCGGATGGCAAAATCGCCTTGACGCTTGCCGATGCCGCTCACGCGACCAGCGCCGCGGACGTGGCCACACAGGGAATCGCCTTGATTGCCGACACGTAGGAGACTATCGTGAACGTATTGATTCTATCAATGGTCCCTCAACGGGATTGGATTGTTGATAACATGATTGCCGACGCGGTCAAAGCGAAAGGGCATGACGCTGTAGTGCGTAAGTTTCTTCGTGATGACCGCACGGCAATCGTCGTGGAAAAGCCGGATGTTTGCGTCATTCCACCCGTTCGATGCGAGTACTCGCGAGATTTAGCCGTCCGATTGAAACAATGGGGCGTTAAGGTGATTGCTCGTCGGAGCGAAGCCGGTGTATCTCGTAAGCAATACGACAAGCTCAAACGCACGTGGCAACTGGATCATATCGGTCGGTATTCTTACAAGAAGACCATTGATTTGGAACTGGTATGGTCCCGGGAGTTTGCTGATATCCTGATTGATGAAGGGATGGTTCGACCCGATCAAGTGCGTATTATCGGTGGGATTACTCTCGATCCCTATTTTAAATGGGATTTAGCTGAGAATTCAGCCAAGGTATTTACGTCGAACCGAGAGGAATGGCTATGTAAAAGAAATCTCGATCCCCAAAAACGAACGCTCTATTTCGTCACGGGTTTTGTGCACGCCGTTCGTCCGGTCTATACACTCCCCGAAGCCCCGTTAGGCGATCCGATTCACGCGGAGCTTCATCAGCGCGATTTGCGATTGAGAACGATGTGGATTGACGCGGTCTGTCGTTTTGCTGAAACAGACCGCTATAACGTGATTCTCCGTCCTCATCATGGCGAAGACCACAGCGTTTACGATCCTTGCCGGAGAGCCGGAGCTTATGTTTCAGTCGAGGGAAGCGCGGGTGAGAATTTGTATTTTTCAGATTTGTTGGTTCACGCCGGATCCACAATGGCGATTGAAGCTCATCTTTTGAAAAAGCCTGCCTTTTCGTTGGGCAGTACCGCCCAGGACGATATGATCGGCGACGTCTCTCCGTATTGCGACTCCATTGAAGAATTGACGGTTGCGATTCAGCAAGCCGTTTATGGTCAGTCCAATGCGAAAATTAAGACGCTCAAGGATTTGGAAAAGAGTTTTTATGGTCCGATTGATGGGAAAGCTCATCAACGGTGCGCCGAGGTCATTTGCGAATTCGGTGTTCAAGATAACAAGAAAATACCGAACGCATGGCCGGAGGATGAATTACGGGATTATACCAGCCCCGGCGTCGTTAAAATCGACATGAAATTTCCTCTCGTTTATTGCCAGGCGTGCAAAAAAGCCTCTCAAAACATGACCGGACAGATTAGTTATCGCTGTCCGCATTGCAGTATCATGATTACCAAGATTCACAAACCTCAATACACAATAGGAGTAAAACAAAATGGCAAGGGATAATACCACACAAAGAATGGGGGGAGGATTCGGATTGCGGATCGACGCGGGAACGTACGATTTTTCTGGATCGGCAGTAACCGTCGAGTTGCCTACCTGTTTATCGACCGTTCTTTCGTTTCTCGGTGTCGTCGAGGATGACAACGTAACGGTCAAAAGCGATCGAACGGTGACGTCGGGGGCGATTACCGTTACACGCGCAACAGGGGGTACGTCCGGTGCCGGATTCAGCTATGTCGCGCTGGGGTACTAATGGCCAACACCGTCACACAAAACGTTACAGAAGTTCAGGCTTTGTGCGGTCGAGAGAACGATGATGTATTGATTACGACCGCAAGGGTCGTTTCCTTTCTCAATTTTGCCCAGGACCGAATCATACGACGGTGTCCCGGACACATTGATCTCGAAACGAAAGACGCCGATGCGATTACATTAGTTGCGTCCACCTTCAGCTATTCGTTTGCTGGACTGTCTTCGCCTTCGGTTGCTTATCCGCTGCGTTTATTTTATATGAACGGCACAGCCTCTAAAATGCTGAACTACAAGGATACGGACGAATTCGATGAAGATTATCCAAGTCCGTCAGACGGGGCTACTGGTATTCCAGAAATATGGACACGCAGAGGATATACGGTCGAAATCTACCCGATACCAAGTTCGTCCGAAGCCGGAGATTATCTTCGTTTGGACTATACGGGAAAACCGACGGCCTTCAGTACCGGAAGCATGACGGCGACATGCTCTATGACCGATGCCGACGAAGGCTTGATCTTCTTTGCCTTGTCCGAAGCATTTTCGGCTATCGGCGGGAAGGATCAGGACGCTGCCAAATACAGAGCAAAGTTCGAGGATTGGCTTGAAGGATATCGCATGGACAAAGATACGCTTTTTATGGCCGAAGGAAATTCTCTTTTACAAGCATAAGGTCAACCAAAATGAATACGAACGTGACAAGATTGGCATACAGGCACGATCTTCAAGTAATCTTCTGGCTTATAGCTGGGATGATGATAATGTTCTGCCTGTTTTGTACGGCACACTTGGCATTGAAAAGCTGTGGGTGTTTTCAGAGTGCCATTTCGGATGGCGTGATTGGATGCGCTACGCGCCTTAATGCGACGTGGATTCTTCAGACGATACTGCTTACCTGTGCGTTTTCTGGATGCTTTTCCATTGTTGGTTTCGTAATAGGATCGCATGTACTTTTTGCACTTTGCTGTTTGGTGGTACTTTCGCTGATATTTCTTAGTATCCGGCGATTGTCCATAAGCCCGTTTGCAGACCTTGCAACACGTTTGAAGACCATCGAGTCTTGTGCAGTTTTTATGAAATTCGGTAAGTGGCTTCATTTGTTTGCATTTGATGCATGTTTTGTTTACAATCGACTCAGACATTTCAATCTCCTTAAAAGATTGTCTTGTTTAGAGCCAGTCATGGGTACGCTTCCCATGATTGGCTTGCCGTATTTAAACACATCTCTAATGGCACATCAAGGAGAATATTATGGCGGGTAGTCCAAATCCGGCCACCGGCGTAGGGTGGGATACGGCAATCCCCGACAGCGGACAACCGCACGGGAATGACTATTTAGAACACCGCGAAACAAAATTGGCCGTCGCGATTCGCAACGACAAAGAGCACGTCGCTTTCGGGGCCTCGAGCGCCGGGGGTGAGCATAAGCCCGGATCGGCCCGGATATATCGCGGCGATTATTCGACGGCCTCTGCGGGGGACAATCTGCCGACGAAAAAGCCGGATGGGGCGACGGCATTGGATGCAAACGATGCCGGGATGCTGGCCCACGATACGGACGCCACGTATGGCCCGGCCTACTATGAGTGGAACGGCACGGGATGGGACGCTATTGACTTGCTGATTACCAATATAGCCAGTTCCGTCAAAGATGAAGACGACATGGCGTCAAAGTCGGCGTCTCATGTACCGACACAGCAAAGTACTAAAAAATACGTGGACGATCAGTGCGACGCCCACATCGGCACGGCAGGCCAATATCATGCAAGCGGGGCTACGGTATTTAATACAACTTTGACGGCAGACAATACATTTCAAGATTTGGACC